CTTCCTCGAAGCCGGGATCATGCTCGCCGGCCTCATCCTCGTCCTCATCACCTTGTCCGGCACAACCCGCGACATCGGTGTCGTTTGCGCGGTCGCATCCATCATCATGTACATCGGATCAGCCCTTACCGACGACAAATGAGATGCTAAAGTACGGTACACTTATACCGTGGCAAACCATCTGCGGATACAAGTAGGACTCGTCGTCGCTGTGACGGTGGCTTGCCTGCTTGCAGCTTGCAGCGACCAGTACAGGAACCCCAATGACCCCCGTAAACAACCCGCGCCGTCGTCAACGACTCAACCCGACTGAGATTGAAGCCCGAATCCGGGCAATCCTGATCCTCACCCTGGCAGGCGTACTCGGCCTCACCGTCCTCGGGATGCTGTACTCCCTCATCTTCGTCTACCAGCCCGAGGAAGCTGCCCCCCTCGACCTCGCCTTCATGGACGTTCTCTCGCCTCTCTCGTTCTCCATCGGCGGTGCGCTCACCGGACTCGCCGCAGGAGGCGCAGCGAAGAAGATCGCTAACCGCGACGACGACGAGTGACCCGTTGGAAGCGATACTTGTACCCATCGCCGTAGCCCTCATCGGCGGGCCGGTGATGTGGTTCCTGCATCGCCTCGACCGACGAAACACTCAACAGCACGGCCAATCAATGAAAATCCTGACCGAAGTACGCGACGACATGAAAACAGTTCGTCGCCGGCTCGACAAACATATAGACTGGCACGCTCACCAAGAATAACCCCAGCGTACAAGCCTATTTTGTAAAGGATGCTTGACTTTGTGTTCCGATGTCTGTCAACTGTTCCCTGAAATCAGACACTACTTGACACGCGTAGTGCCAAAAGGGAGAGAAGACGAACAACTACTGTTGTCGTTGATAAACAGATTGGAGTGCTGTGAGCCTCGCAAAATCGTTAGGGATACCCGACAAACCTGCGCCAAGAGCTAGATGCCCTATCGCGCTTCTCAAAGAATCTTTGAACAACGAAGATCGAGAAGCGTTACACGACACGATGATAAAGATTCAGACCGCCGATCTGATGTCCCGCAAAAACGGGCAAAACCCGTACACCGTCGCATGGCTGTCCACTAAACTCAACGAGAACGGCTATCGGATCAACGCCAAATCTCTTGGCCGACACATCAACAGAAGGTGCAGCTGTGACTCTCTCTGACGATCTGACAGTCGGCCCGCCCGCCAACCGTAAAGACACCCTCGGCAAACTCGCTGACCTTCTCGACCGGCAAGGCATCTCCGTCGATGAAATCGGACGCGTCAACCGGGTGTCCATCTACCAGTCGCTAACCAAGAACGACGAAGGTGAAGCCGAAATCCATGATCTCATGGGCGTACAGTTCTCGCCGTCCTGGGAAACCGGCCCCCAATGGCCTGTCATTGAACGAGGCAAACACACCATCGGATCAATCCGACTGCCCAAACCAGTCGCCAAACCCGAAGGCTACGAAACCGCCGTCATCCTGCCCGACATCCAATTCGGTTATTACCGTGACATCACCGGCGACCTCGAACCCACACACGACGAAAAAGCCATTGAAACAGCCCTCGCCGTCATCACCCGTATCCAACCCAACGTGATCGTCCTCGTCGGAGACAACCTTGATCTCCCCGAACTCGGCAAATACCGGCTATCCCCAGCGTTCCAACAAACAACCCAAGCATCCATCGACCGTGCCACCACATTCGCCGCCACCCTGAGGCTATGCGCCCCAGACGCAGACATCGTGTGGATCGCCGGCAACCACGAAGAAAGACTGGTGAACTATGTATTGGACAACGCAAAAGCAGCGTTCGGTCTTAGAAAAGGCAATACACCGGATGATTGGCCGGTTCTTTCTGTTCCTTACCTTTGTCGTTTCAACGAGTATCGGGTTAGGTATCTGGCTGGCTACCCCGCGTCGAGCTTCTGGATCAACCAAAGGCTCCGCGTCATCCACGGCGACAAAGTACGCAGTAACGGAAGCACCGCTCACTCATATCTTGCTTCATCCAAAACCTCCGTTATCTACGGTCACATCCACAGGCGTGAATGGGCAGAACGGTCACGTGAAGATTGGGATGGTGCAAAAACGATCATGGCGGCATCTCCGGGGACGTTAGCCCGCACCGATGGGGCAGTCCCCTCCACCAAAGGCGGCATCGATCTCGACGGCCGACCACTCACCGTGGTTGAAGACTGGCAACAAGGGTTCGCGGTCGTCACCTACCAGCCTGGTGACGGCGATTTCTGGTATGAACAAGTACCGATCCACTCCGGCCGATGCCTGTGGAGAGGTACACTATTCGAGTGAGCGACAACCTTCTGTACTGTGATCGATGCGATGAATACTGGCCCGAATCCGCAGGAAGACGATGCCCCGAATGTGGACACCACGGCCACGCCGCCCCGGAGGAACTCGATGAGTGAAGTTTACGACGAGAACGATCCGACATGGGCGATGGTGGTCGTCCAATGGCGTGACGCACACCAGGGTGGCGACCACAGTTGGACGTTGACAGACGGCTATGTGCCGGAAACCGTAATGCCGTTGACGGTCGGCTGGGTGTGGCCCAAATGCAAAGAGGGATATTTGACACTTGTGTCAACTGTGATGAACGATGCCGACGAACCTGAGGTCGTGTCGGACATCAACCACATCCCGTTGGAGTGCATCGTCCGGGTGTATTCGCTGGCAACACACCTGCCTGTGAACTGGTTTGAAGAATTGGATTGACTCTGCCACACCCCCTTTGTAAGGTGTAACCAGTCTCAAACAAAAAGGAGAGAGAACAATGACAGCAATCATCCCTAAACCCGACCACGGAAGCATGGACTGGCTGATGCTCCGGCATCGAGCTGGCGACGGCAAACCGCGTATCGCCGCCTCAGAAGCGGCCGCAGTCCACGACCAGCATCGGTTCATCAGCAAATATGCGTTGGCGGTCGAGAAGATGAAAGACACGCCGACCGTAAAAGAAACCAGTCGTGCGATGGATCGAGGGAACCGCTTGGAATCTGTACTGTTGGAGTGGGTGGCCGACGAAATCGGTGTCCCCCTCGTAACGCCAAACGTCATGTACGCGTTCGGATGGGAAACCTGCCCTTTGATCGCCACCATCGACGGCATCGACAAAGAATCACACGACAGTTTCCCCGACGAACCACAAGTCGTAGTCGAAATCAAAACGTACAACCGGGAATGGGACGGTCAACTGCCCGCCTACTGGTATTGGCAAGGCGTACAACAAGCGTTGTGCTGTGACGTAGACGAAATCGTTTGGGGCATCTTTGATAGCACCCTCGACCTGCACATCCACCGGCAACACGTCACCCCTGAAGAAAAGTCTGACCATATTGCGGCCGTCAAAGACTTCTTGTGGTATCTCGACCTCGGCACAATCCCCGCCGAATGGCCGGCCACCTACAACGAAATCTCCGAACGGTTCCCTATTGCCGACGACAACACGGTCGATCTCACCGAACACGCCGGCCTCATCCAACGGATCAACGAAGTCCAGGCCGCCAAGAAACTGTTGGAAACCGAAGAAGACACGCTGAAGGCCACCATCGCCCAGCTGATGAAGGATGCCAACACCGGCATCGTCAACGGTCAACCGGCCGTCACTTGGAAATCGCAGAACCGTAAAGGCTGGGATAAGAAAGCCTTTACAAGCGACCATCCTGACTTGTACAGTCAGTACGAAACCACATCAACGATCCGCGTCATGCGGTTCAAGGGAGAGAAATGATGGACACCACCAAACAGCTCGCAGACGTACTTACAAAATACGCTGTACCCGACCCGAAGATCGTCGGCAAACTCCCCAAAGGCGGGATGCAACTTGACTTCGTAGGACACGCCGACATCACCCGCATCCTCATCGAGATCGACCCCATGTGGTCGTGGGAACCTTGCGGATGGGTGAACGGCCGCCCCCACGTCCACGTCGAAAACGGGATGGCAACCATGTGGGCGCGGCTCACCGTCCACGGCAAACCGATGCTCGGAGTCGGATCAGTACGCGCCGACAAAGCCGAACTGGACAAGGAACTGGTCGGAGACTTCCTCCGCAACGCCGCCATGCGATTCGGCATCTCGCTCGCCTTGTGGACGAAACAAGAATGGGAAGACCTCGGCCATAGCAAGCCGGCTGCACCCGCCAAGAAGCCGACAGCGAAACAGAAAGCCGTCGCACAACCCGTCGAAGACAAAACCCCGGTCGAACCGGAAGTCCTCGGCAAGTTTGCCCGTGCGTGCGCCGAAGCAAACCTCGACCACGACCAGGTGGCAGATCGCGCAGGCGTAGACCTGCACGGAACAGTAACCGTCAGCGACATGACCAAGCTCCGTGTCGCCTTCAAAGAAATGATGAAAGCATGAACACCATCACCATCAGCGGAAATGTTGGACGTGACCCGGAACTGAAGTATTCGGCCAGCGGCACAGCAGTCGTCAAGTTCTCTGTTGCCGACACAACCGGCAAAGACGACAACAAGAAAACTGTTTGGCATGATGTCGTCGTCTTCAAAGAGCAGGCCGAACACGTCGCCGCCTCCGTGAAGAAGGGATCGCGTGTCATCGTCAGCGGACGTTTGGACAAGAGCGACTACACCGGCAAAGACGGTGCGAAGAAGCAACGTGTCGAAGTGATCGCAGACTACGTATCAATCTCACTTCGGTGGTCTGCATACGGTGACGACACTAACATCAACACCGCAAAAGACCTGCTCAACGCTACTGACGTTGACGATGAAGAACCTTTCTGAACTCCATAAGGTAAAATGGTTGTGCCGCATCTGCGAGCAAACCATAACAACCCACGTGCCGTTGAACGGTGTACCTATGCACACCTGCAAACCTCGACGCGCACGGCGATACCCAATGGAGCTGGCTGATGAGCAAGCAAAAACAGAAGGGGACAGCGTTTGAAACGCTGATCGTCCGACATCTTCGAGAACACGGATTCCCGTATGCGGAACGGCGTGCGCTGACCGGTCAACACGACGAAGGTGACATCACCGGCACGCCTGGTGTCGTATGGGAATGTAAGAACCATAAGACACTCAAACTGTCCGAATGGTTGCGTGAAACAGAAACAGAACGTGTGAACGGCCATGCCGACATCGGCATCCTGGTCGCCAAACGAGTCGGTGTGTCCGATCCGGGCGAACAGTACGCTGTAATGACCGTCAACACCATCATCGGTTTGCTGAAGCAAGCCGGCTACTGAGAGAGAGACAACCCATGAAACGTTTGTTGCCTTTACTGCTATTGGCTGGATGCGCTACAACCCGTCTAGAACCTGTCGAGCTGACCCCGTTGCCGACAACCATCCCCCAGTCCACCGTCGTCATCACCACCCCACAAACCACCACAACAACCCTATCCCCAGAAGCGGTCGCCTATCTGGAAACAGCGGCCGCATGGCAAGCACAAATCGACGTGATGGAATCAGAACATCCTCGATGCGCCGAATGGCTCCCCCTGCTCCTAGAAGTCGGTGGGAAGATCGAGGACTGGCCCATCTGGAGTCACGTCCTATGGACAGAATCCCGTTGTATCGACGGGCTGGAAGGCAACGGCTCTATCGGCCTCGCCCAAATCCAATGGTCAGTCCACAAAGAATGGGCTTTACAAATGGGTATCACCCGTGACATGATGTTGACAGCAAAACCCAACCTGATGTTCGCTGTACGGCTACAAGAAGCATCAGGCTGGTCACCGTGGCGTTACCTGAACCTACCGTAAACAGAAAGAGAGAGAGAATGGAAACCGATTGGCTTCAGTACGGCTCTTGCCGAGGGATGGATGTCAACGACTTTATGCCGGTACGCGGCGACATCGTGAAGATTCGCAACGCCAAAAAGATTTGTGCCACCTGCCCCGTCATCTTCCAATGCCGACAGTACGGATTGGACAACCATCGAGCATGGGATTTGCATGGTGTGTTCGGCGGGTTGACCCGAATGGAACGCGACGATCAGCTGAGAATCGCAGAGGGTCGTACCCCGAAGAACCGTAAGAGCGTGAAGAAGCCGGCCAATGACTGACGACATCCTCACCGCTATGGTCATCATCTACATGATCGCCCTACTCTGGATCATCGTCTGGGACAGCGAAAGAAGAAACAAATGACCCGACCAACCTACGGGTCTTTGTTCTCCGGTGTCGGCGGCATGGACATGGGATTCGACACCTACATGGACTGCGTATTCCAGGTTGAATGGGACAAACACGCCCAATCCATCCTTCGTCGCCATTGGCCCGACGTACCCAAATGGGGTGACGTACAAGAGGTCAACGGGGCAGACCTCCCGCCATGCGATGTCCTCACGTTCGGCTCACCCTGCCAAGACTTGTCCGTCGCCGGTAAACGAGCCGGGTTGGACGGCGGCCGCTCATCAATGTTCTACGAAGCAATCAGAATCATCAAGGAGATGCGAAATGCAACCTCATCCCGACCAACTGGCCCTCTTCCACGAATCGCCGTTTGGGAAAACGTCCCCGGAGCCTTGTCCTCAAATAAAGGAGCCGACTTCAAGTCAGTCATCAACGAAATGGTTGACATCGGGGCGTGTCTCGTTGAGTGGGCTGTGTTGGACGCGCAACATTTCGGAGTGCCCCAACGACGACGGCGCGTCTTCCTCGTCGCTATCTTCGATCCTGCAACCGCCGAGCGATGTCCCGACCCGCTACTACCTGTCAGCGAAGGCCGCCGAGGGGATTTTGCGAAGGGCCGAAAGAAGGGGCAAGACGTTGCCGGAAGCGTTGCGACAAGCGTTGATGCAGGTGGCGTTTGGGCGGCTGGATCAGACGACGACATCTTGAGAACATCCGTATGTTCCAAATGGGCCAAAGGTTCTGGTGGGCCTTCGGGGTCTGAGCATTACAACATGGTTGTCTCAAGTAGCACACACCGTCAGCTCGGACACGGCCACTATGTCGAAGACGACACCGCCTCCGCTTTGAAACAGCGCGACTACAAGGATGCGACCGACCTTATCGCAACCCCATCCGTGACAAACGACCGGGTTAGTCAACACGGTGTCGCCCAACTCATCGGATTTTCACATACACAAGGTTTAGACCCGCAAGCATCCCAAACTGCGTGGCCTACCTTACGCTCCGAAGGAGGAGGTCACGCAGTCCTAACCGAATACGCGGTACGTCGCCTCACCCCTCTCGAATGTGAAAGACTGATGGGATGGAACGATGACCACACCCGATACACCGACACCGGAAAAGAACAAGCAGACAGCAACCGCTACAAACAATGCGGGAACGGTGTCGCCGCTCCGGTCGCCAGGTGGATCGCCGGTCACCTGAAAGAAATCCTATGAGCGAAGACTGGCGACTAGACGCGGCCTGCCGAGGACTCAACACCAACTTGTTCCACCCTGAGAAGGGTGACCAGCACACAATGAAAACCAGCCTCGAAATCTGCAACGGCACACCCGACACAGAACCCTGCCCAGTCAAACAAGACTGTCTCAACTGGATTCTCACCAAATACTCGCGCGATGAAGACCTGTACGGCATTTACGGCGGCCTTCTGCCCGCACAACGACACAAACTCCGCAACGATAAACGTGTCCATGTTCGCGTCGCTGTGCCGGAGAACCGTATTGAGCGCGGAAACCAACGGCAGAAAGCGTTGGCGACCCTGCTCAACCTCGTCCACGAAGTCGTAGTCGCCGACATGATCGAATCCGAACAACGTCGCATCACTAACTATCATCAGGCACGTGCCAGTAGTGCGCGCGGAACAGTATTGGGCGCGGACGACTAACATCCGTACGCCGGCCGTAGGCTGCGCCGACCCGACCCGTCGATGCCGACAATGCAAAGAACCCCGACCGGGGTAATCCCGACTGGGGTTCTCAACACCGTCAATCCGGCAGACGGTAATGCCTGTAGACCACCGGAACGCCTAGCTCACGTTCAACCATCTCCCGCGCAACCGGTTCGGACACAAACCGCCACGCTTTGTCTGGCGGCCCCCACACCGTCGATCCGTCCCGTAGCCCGTACGGGTCGCGCCAATACACCCCCATCGCCGGGTGACGTACAAGCACGATCCATCGTTCGGGTATCGGTTCGGGCGGGCATGGAA